CAGACACGGCTGCTTGGGATACTGCTTCAGAGGCGAGGACATTGCTTACGGGTAAGGACATGCCTCTGTCGGCCAACCTGTTTGCAACCACAGTGGCGAGCGTTACCAGCCAGACGGTTATTGTTCTGACCGTCGGGCCTCCAGACGATGATGCTCTTAACGGATGCATAGCGATTTTTCAGGATGCTTCGACGGCCACGCAAAGGGGAATGGCGAGCGTTCTTGATTATGCCGTTACGGGCGGAGGCACGGTATTCACGGTGACTTTAGCCAACGCCGCTCCGTTTGATATTGCCGCAACCGACCACGTGCTGTTTGCGCCTCTGCCGGAGATTACTGCTGTAGTAGAGGTCACCGCAGAGTTCGGTGAGGCGGTTGCCGATTACGTCTGGGACGAAGCAAACTCAGGTCATACTACTTACATGACTTTCGGATGGTTGATTAAAAGAATATTAGATAGAATGACGCCGTAAGGAGCAAAAATGAGCACAGGTATAAAACACAAGCATACCAAATGGGTGACCGTCAGAGCTGCGGTAGCAAATGCATCACCCGACACAGCGTTAACAGGAGCATTAGGCTTAGGAGCAACAGTTCTTGCTGCACATAGAGCAGGTACATATAAACTGTTCCATATTCCTGAAGAGCATAATAGGCTCAAGGTTCGAGCAAGAGGAGATACTGATGACGATACAGCAACAGTCATTGTTTACTTATTTGACGGAACACATAATACAAGTGAGGATGATATTGATGATGCAATGCCGATTTGTTCGAGTACTCATACAATCGGTCAGCAGCAAGCTACGATGACAATTAGCGGATCTACATCATATTATGCCGATAAAGCAGTGATTGATACAATTTACCGAGCAGCGGCAGCACCTGCATCAACACAAGAAGGAGCAGATGCTGCAAATCTTAGAGCCCAACTTATCATCAACACTCTTGGAGCGAAATGGGCTCTTGGTTTGATAACAGGAACAGGAAGTGCGAATGCTGCTCTTGATATGAAATCTTATTATGAGGGTTAAACGATGAACGGCATTGAGTTATTAAGTGAAAAAATTGGAAGAAAACAAATTATCGCCATTGCTACGCTCATATGTTTAGTAACATGTGAGAATCCGGAGCACGTTACCATTGTTGGACTTGCTGGAATGGTGATACAGGGAATTGTGGATTTATTCAAATTGTGGAGAGGAGTACCAATAAATAATGTCTCTAAATGACGGAGACAAAGCAGAAATAAAGGAAATTGCAAGAGAGATTGTGAAGGAGGTTCTGATAGAGCATGTTAAAGCATGCCCTTGGGGAGTTAAGTTTTATAAAATAATCTTCCTTGCCGTAGGAATAGGTATAGGCTCAGGTGTAGGAACTGGAGCGTTATTCAAGTATTTGATTGGTGTTTAATGCAACTCAATCCGGAGATGACTAAGAAGCTACGAGACCAATGTATGAACAACCTGTTCTTCCTCGCTCGTGTGGTGCTCGGGTTTAAGGATTTAGCCCCCAAAATTCATCTATCAATTTGTAACGAGCTGATGGATTATGAGAAGAACACTCGCATCACTGTTGAGCTTCCGAGAACATGGTTCAAGAGCACTCTTGTAAGCGTTTCATATATTATCTGGAGGATTATCAACAATCCGAATGTTAGAATTCTCATCGTTCAGAACACTTACGCGAATGCTTGTAAGAAACTTGGATCAATAAAAGCTATTTTTGAGAAGAATCATTTATTCAGAGCTTTGTTTTATGATGTGCTTCCTGATCAAACATGCAGATGGTCTGGGGAATGCCTTGAGGTTAAGAGGTCTCAAGCTCATCCTGAAGGAACAGTAGAAGCTGCTGGTGTTGGAACAGCAACTACATCGAGGCATTATGATGTAATAGATGAGGATGACACCATTGCTCCAAAGAAGGATAACATGACTGGAATAGTCCAGCAGCCTACGAGGCTTGATATCGAGAAAGCCATCGGTTTTCATAATCTTTGTCATCCAATGCTTCTTCATCCAACTAAGAGCCAAATTGTTGTAGTTGGCACTCGATGGGCGGAGAGAGATTTACTTGGATACATTTATGAGGATTTTCCTGAGTATACAAAAATTAGAAAAACAGCTTGTGAAAAGGATGGAGAACCTGCCACCTTGCTTGAAGGAGGAAAACCAACATGGCCGGAGAGGTTTGATGAGGAAGTTCTCAATGAGCTCCTCAAAGTTGAAGGGCCTTATATGTTCGCATCTCTTTACCTCGGAAAGCCTACTGCTGCAATTAATCAGGTGTTCAAAAGAGAGTGGATCAAATACCGTGATCGCCAACCGAAAGGATCTTATATCTGTACCTCAGTTGACCTTGCAGCTGCTGAGCATGAGGAATCAGGTGATCCAGATTACAATGTTATCTTAACAGCTGCCGTTTCTCCAGAGAGCGGAATAGTCACTGTCCTCGAGTATACAAGAGAGCGAATGAGCCCAAGCAGCGTGATTGATACCATTTTTCAGCACTATGCTCGATATAAATCAACTAAAGTCCTTGTTGAAGCTATTGGGTATCAGAGAACGCTGCTTCACTTTATGAAGCGAAGGATGAAGAGGACGGATCTTGGTGTGATGATGTCAGTTGAGGAAATTAGATCTCACAAGCAATCTAAAGTTGACAGGATCAGAGGTTTGCAGCCTTACTTTGCTGCTGGATTGATTTCTATTCGCCCAGGGATGAGTGAGCTTGAGCAAGAGCTCCTTGCTTTTCCAAAAGGAGCTCATGACGATTTAATTGATGCCCTTAGCATGCAAATTCCGTTTTGGGTTGAGATGACTCAGATGGCTGAGATGGCAATTGAGGAAGAGTTTTATGATCAAATGAGCGGAAAAGCTATTATCAGTGAGTTAAGAGGAAGGATAAATGGAATTAATCAATATCCGTATGATATGGGGAATATGGATGATCGTTATGTTAATGAGTTTGGCTCAGCAATTCTTCGAGGCGAGATAGTTCGTAGAGCTGAGGCTTATCGAAGGGCTGTGCTGGTAGCGTGATGTATTTCACTTTTTGAAATAGGTGAGAAGATGATTCGTAAAGTAAAAATAAAAGGAAAAACAAAATATCGAGTAATAACCCATCAAACAGGCAAAAACATGGGAACATACAATACTCGAGCAGCTGCTAAAAAGAGGCTGGAGCAAATAAAGAGATTCAAATAAGATGCCAAAACTAACTCCTCAAGAATGGATAGAAGAGATCAATCGAGGCCTTGCATACCGAAGGCTCTTTGCTAAGGAAGATGCTTGGAGAAAGAACGAGCAGAATTTTATGAATGATCCGAGCTCTCATGCAGCCCTCGGCCCTAATCTTGTATTCGAAATGGGTGATACAATCCTGAGTGCAACTGGAATGCTTGATCCAGAATTTGTGATCACACCTGAGCATCCCGCCGGAGTCACTCGTGGCCCTGTTGTTGAGAGTGTGGATAATTATCTTGCTCGCAAACTTAAGATGAAACAAGCTGTTGACGACTCATCCGAGCATTCTTATCTCTACTCTCGAGCTATCCTAAAAATCGGATATGACTCCGAATTCGGATGGAGTCCGAAATTTGACATGGGAAGAATGGACAATCCTCTTGGCATGACAATGACTCAGTTCCATCAAAAAACTGGGAGACGAATTGAGAACATGAACATCGAGCCCGGCATGCCCTGGGTTGCTCCTGTCCTTCCTCATGACTTTGTCGTTCCTTGGGGTACGGTTTATCTTGACAATGCTCCATGGGTTGCTCACAGAATAGTTAGGTTGAATGATGATATTAAAGCTGACCCTAAGTACAGGAACACTCGAGATTTAAAACCCAACATGTCTATTGAGGATTTTGTATATAGTTATCTTTATGTTGGAGCTGATAGGACTAAGCATACTGAGACATCAAGAAGTATGATGATAGGTCGGGAGAGACCTCAATCAATCTATAACGAACTTTGGGAGATTCATGATAGAGTAAACATGGAGGTGAAGGTTGTGTGCAAGGATCATAAAAGCTTTCTACGAAACGAGCCAGATGCTATTATGATGGCGTGCGGAATACCATTTGTATCAGGAACTTTTGTAAAGCATCCTCGTAGTTTCTGGAGCACTCCGCTTGCGTATTATCTTGGACAGCTTCAATCAGAGCAATATGATATCTCAAGACAGAGTGAGAAGCAGAGGAGAATTAGTATTCTTAGATTCATAGCAGCTAAAGGATTTATAAAGCCAGAAGCTCTGCAAAAGCTAATCAGCGGAGATGTTGGAGCTGTTGAGTTTGCTGAGGTAATGGATGACTTACAAAGCAAAATAATGCCTGTACCAACAGGTAATCTCCTTGACTTCACACTCCAAGCTAATCAGGTTAGACAGGATGCTCGGTCGGTGATTGGAATGTCGAGGAATCAAGCTGGAGAATTTGATTTTGGAACTCGAAGGACTAAAGGAGAAGCAATGCTTGTAGCTCAAGGCTCTGCTCGAAGAGAGAGTCCTCGAGTCCAAATGGTAGGAAATCTTTACCTTGATGCTATCCAAAAAGTGAACAAAGTAATTTTTGCTTACTGGACATTTCCTCGCAGTGTGATGGTAGGTAGGGAATGGGTAAGGTTTACGGGTGAGGAGATTAAAGGAGATTATCTTTACGACATCTCTCTTGCTCAGAAACGTAATATCTCACGCGCCGAGAAAAAGGTTGAGGCAATGATGATGTTAGCACAACTCCTTCCGTTGCTTGAGGGCCAGGATCCAAACGAAGTTAAGAGATGGTTATCAGACGCTGCTAATGATCCGGCTTTTGAAAGGTTGCTCGGATTTGTTAGAGGCGGAGGTCAAAAAGCTCCTTCTGTAGGAGGTAAGCAAAATGCCAATTTATGATATGAAATGCCCTGAATGTGGACTTGTGAAAAAGGATGTTTTTACTAAGAGTTGGGAGGATATAATCAAGTGTGAAGAATGTGATGTTGAAATGAACAAAATCCCTGCTGTATTCAGTCCAAGCATCTTTCCCTCAGAAGGAATATTCTTAGAGCATGTTTCTCCTGAAGGAAAGAGATTTCATTCAAAACAAGAAATGAAAGATTACGCGAAAAAACATGATTTGGAATTAGGAGCATTGGATTAATGACAAGATAAAGGAAAGCAAATGAGACAGATATCGTTAACGATGGACGATGCTGGACTGACCAAAGTGGAGGTAACTTCCGATCCTGAGACAGGACGGTTCTTCACGAAGAGGGATTTTGATAGAGCCCTGCGAGCCATTAGATTAGAGTATCGTCGATCAATCAAGGAGTACAGAAAGGCACATGTTAGGAAGAAAATTGTAAAGGAACAAAAAGATGACATTGAAATTAAAGACAGTAGAGAGAGGAACGATGGACAAGAAAGTACAGGACAATCAGAAACAGGAGAAGAGCCAGATGGAAACAGCGCTCGAACGAGAGAATCAACTCTTGAAGGAGCAGCTCGACAGGCTCTCATCCGATCAGGAAAGCTTAAAGCTGGAGAAAGAAGCGGAAAGACTGAAGAAGGAAGAAGAAGCTCTGAAGGAAGAGGCGAATCTGAAGAAAATCCTCGGAGAAAGCTTCGGATCAGCCAAAGCTCAATCTCCGGATCAGGACCTCTCGCAGAGTCAGCTTCTTGATGTAATGGCTGATGCAGTTGGGCATGCGACTGAGGCGAATAGTAAGCTCATCCTTTCCAAGGTTGCTTCATTGATTTCTGAGTTTGCTAATGAGAATAAGAAAACTCAGGAGCTTGTATTCAAGCTTGCTGGAGCTTTTGAAACTAATCAAGCTGCGAGTGAGTTTGATGATTATGATGAGTACAGAGATGATATTGCAACGATCAGGAGCAAGACTCGAGGACTTTCAGCTAAAGATGCTTACATGCTTGCTCGAGCCAGAAGGCAAGGAAACCAGCCGCCTGCTGATCAAATGAGGTCTGAGCGTCCGAACACTCCACCTTCTCCATCTTCAGTTCGTGATGATTATACTCAAAGTAATGAGGACCGAGATAGCCAGCAGCAAGCAAATCCTCGATTAGCTTTTAGAGCTGCTGCAGAAGCTGCTATTGATAAAGTCATTGCTTCGAGACAAAGGTAACTTTTTTAGGAGCTAAGAATGGCAACAACCTTACCGACGCTTACTCGGACTTTGGACGATGATTTTGTAAACACATGGTACGAAATTCGTGCTCTTGTAATCGACCAAATCACCGAAGCGACGGTCTTTTGGGCTGCGTTGAAAAACTTTGGATGTCTTGTCTCTCAGGTAGGTGGCGAGTACATTACTCGTTCCGTTCGATATGGAACGAAATCAACGCAGAGATTTTCTAAGGGATCAACGCTTACTCAAAGTGTTCCAAAGCTTGATACTATGGCTCGATGGGATTGGCGATACTTCCTTGTGGATGTTAATAGAACTCTCATTGATGACGCCAAGAACTCAGGGCCGTACAAGATTAAGGACTACTTAATGTCCAGAATGGATGCTGCGAGAGAAGCGTTGCTGCAGGATTCTGAAACCTACATCTCTCAGTGGGGAGCATATTATAGTGGTGATGCTCAACCAAATGGTCTGTACGACATTTGCCCGAACTATACTGCTGAGACTGCTGTAGGTGCTGGATCTGCAAGCGATTCTCAAGCCAGCGGTACGAGTAATGGGAATATTAATCATACCAACACCTGGTGGAGGAATTGGGTAGCATATGATGACGCAACAGCAAATGCTACCAATAAGATTGCTGGAGCTACTAATGAGCCTTACTCTGTAGGCTTGGTTCCTGATCTGAGGCACATGTATAACACGATCAATGCTAACATGGAGCCTCCGAATTTTATTCTAATGGATCAGGATATTTACGAAGCTTATGAGGATGAGGTTTCTGATAAGCTCCAGATTGTGCGGAATGCATTTACTCGTAAAGCTGGTGACCTCGGCTTTGAGGCCATTACTTATAAAGGCGCTACGATGAGCTATTCCGGTAAACTGGCAAGTACAAAGCATGTGTTCTTGCTCAATATGAACCATATCGAGTTGGTGTATGATCCAGACGTTTGGTACTCTCCGACATCCTGGAGAACAACTACTAATCAGCTCGAAAGCGTTATGTTCATTGTCTGCATGACTTCTGGCTTAATTACTGCTCAGCCAAGACGTCATGGGGTGATGGAGTACGCAAGTTAAGAAAGAAAGGGTTTATAATGGCATTAACAGATGGCATGAAAGCAATGTTTGTAACGGATCTGACTGATTACAAAACAGCTGCTGAAGGCGATGCTGAAGGGAAAGGTACAGTTCGTTATGACAGTAAGG